GCCTCTGCCGGCATTGTAAACGAAAATCTTGCTGAAAATTTCTACCGTGAAGTACAATACCCTGAGGCAAAGTTCTTCTATGGAATGCAACTTGCAATGGAAAACATCCACAGTCTTATGTATTCACTTTTGATTGACACCTACGTATCAAATCCAAATGAGAAGGACGAATGTTTCAACGCAATTGACAGACTTCCAGCAGTTCAGAAGAAAGCTAAATGGGCGCTTGAATGGATTACAAATGCATCTTTCCAAGAAAGACTTGTGGCATTCGCGGCTGTTGAAGGAATATTCTTCTCAGGTTCATTCTGTTCGATATTTTGGTTGAAGTCAAGAGGTATTATGCAAGGTTTATGTAACGCAAACGCACTTATCTTTAAAGACGAAAATCTTCATTGTGATTTTGCAATTCACCTTTTAAACAATCACGTAGAAAACAAACCAAGTGAAAAGAGAATAAAAGAAATTTTATTGTCAGCGCTTGAAATTGAAAAAGAGTTTATTACAGAGTCACTCCCTGTTTCATTAATTGGTATGAATTCTAATTTGATGAAACAATATCTTGAGTTTGTTGTTGACGGATTACTTGTAAAACTTGGATGTAAAAAACATTTTAATGTTGAACAACCATTTAAGTTCATGGAACAAATTGCCGTTGAGACTAAAGGAAATTTCTTTGAGTCAAGGACTGTTGAGTATCAAAAAGCTAAGTTGAACGAAACATTGTCCTTTACGGATGACTTCTAATTGATTATTTTATAAAACTATGATGTCACTAAAAATAAAAAAACGTAGTGGGGAAGATGCGTCTTTTAACCCACAGAAAATATACAATCGAATTAAGAGGGCTGCTAAAGGTCTTAACATTAATTCTGATGAAATTTTCATTAAAGTAATTACCTCAGTTCCAACTGAAGGCGAAATTACTACAAAAGAACTTGATAAGTTAATTTACGAGATTGCTGCGGCGTTTACAGGTAGTCACCACGATTACTCTCGTCTTGCCTCATCAGTTGCAATTTCAGCTTATCACAAAGAAACTGACCCAAGTTTTTCAAATACTATGATGACCCTTCACAAAGAAGGAATTGTAAATGACGAGTTCATCAATATGATTAACTCTTATGGTCCAAGTAATATTGACGAAGTAATTAATCACGATAATGATTACAATTTCGACTACTTTGCTTGGCGTTCATTACAAGAAATGTATTTGTTGAAACTACCGAATGGTAAGACAGTCGAAAGACCTCAACATATGTACATGCGTGTTGCGGTTTGGGTAACCAAGTCGTTTGAACAGGCGGTTGAATATTATAAGTCTTTATCAAGTCAACTTATTTCACCGGCAACTCCAATTATGATTAATGCTGGTACAAAGACCCCACAACTTGCATCTTGTGTTCTTCACTATAACGATGCGGACTCAAGAGAAGGTCTTTTGAATACAATGAGAGATATTTCAACATATTCATCAGATGCCGCTGGTATTGGACTTTCTATGTCGAATATTCGTAGTAAAGAAAGTCGTATTACCTCTTCAGGTGGATTCGCTGGTGGTCTTTTGAAATATCTGAAGATTGTAAATGAGTCTCTTCGTTTTTTCAATCAACAAGGTCGTCGTCCTGGTTCGGCTGCAATTTATTTAGAACCTTGGCACAAAGATATTTTTGACCTTTTGGATATTAAAAAGAACACAGGTGCTGAGGAACTCAGAGCTCGTGATTTGTTCACTGCTCTTTGGATTCCTGACAACTTTATGAAAGCCGTTAGAAATAATGATGATTGGTATTTGTTCTGTCCAAATGATATTAAGAAGACCGGAATTAAAGCACTCCAAGAATGTTATGGAGACGAATATGAAGAGAATTATAACAAAGCAGTATCACTTGGTCTTGGTAAAAAAGTAAGAGCGCAAGAGGTTTGGTCTAAAGTAATTGAGTCACAAATTGAAACTGGTGTACCATACCTTTGTTCTAAGGATAATGCTAACAAAAAGACGAACCACCAAAACATTGGTGTAATCAAACAATCAAATCTTTGTAACGAGATTTATCAATACACAGATGAGAACACAACTGCTATTTGCACATTGTCTTCAATGGTACTGAAGAACTTCGTTAAAGATGGAACTTTTGACCACCAACTTTTATATGAGGAGACTCGTAAGGTTGTAAGAGCCCTTAACAAAGTTGTTGATATTAACAATTACTCTACTGAAAAAGGTAGAAAAGGTGGACTTGAACAAAGAGCAATTGCAATTGGAACCCAAGGACTTGCCGATGTATTTTACTTGATGGACTACATTTTTACATCTGAAGAAGCTCGTAAATTGAACAAAGAAATTTTTGAGACAATTTATTTTGCGGCAATTACTGAAAGTTGTTCATTATGTAAGTCAGGAGAATACAAACCCTACGATTATTTCAATGGTTCACCAATGTCAGAAGGAATATTCCAATTTGATATGTGGGGACTTAATGAAGAGAACTTATCAGGAAGATGGAACTGGACTTCATTAAAAGAAGAAGTTAAGGACTATGGTGTTTGTAATTCATTATTCACAGCACAGATGCCTGTAGCGTCCTCAGCCAAAATTACAGGTTCATATGAAATGACAGAACCCGCTCACTCAGCTATTTTTAACAGACGTGTTGTTGGTGGTGAAATTATGATTGTTAACAAGTATTTGATTAACGATTTTGAAAAGATTGGAATTTGGGGTGAAGACCTAAAAAACGAAATCATTCTAAATGAAGGTTCAGTTCAGGGTATTAACTTTAACAATTATCTTGACCCTGAGGATAGACATTATAATAAGAAGGTTAAGAGAATTGAACATTTAATTCCAAAATACAAAACCATTTGGGAAATTTCTCAGAAAGAATTGATTGAAATGGCAGCCGATAGAGCACCCTTTATTGACCAATCTCAGTCAATGAACATTTATATGGGTAACCCAACACTGTCAAAAATTTCATCATCTCATTTCTATGGATGGGAAAAGGGACTTAAAACACTTTGTTACTATGTTAGAACAAAGGCAATTTCTACGGGGGCAAAACACTTGGCTGTGGACATCTCAAAGATTAAAAAACCAAATGTGACACCAGAACCGCCAAAGGTAGATTATTCATCAATGAATCTTCCACCAAAACCTGATAATAGTGAATTTGAATGCTTTGGATGCTCATCGTAAAATATGGCAGTATTAAATTCAAGTGTGGATAGTTTCAAATGTTTAGTGAGACTATCCCACTTTACAAAAAAAGAAGAAGACAAAGACAAATTCCATAACGCTTATGCTTTTGGAATTCAGTCTTTATCAGGAAAAATTTTAACATTTCATATAATGACTGATTATGGAATGTTAAGGTCAAGAGTTCCTTTGTCTGAAATTTTTTTAAAGGAACCAAAAAAAGATATACCATTTCACTTTAAACAACTTTGGGATTGTTTTAGTGAGAATCATTCGGTTACAAAATTTGAGTTTTTGAAAGGAAAAAGAGCTGAAGTTATTTTAAAGGATAAAACAAAAGTTTGGGTCACTTATCTTATGACAATAGATTGGTTTGATAATCCATATTCAGATGAACCCTCAGACTACAAATGTGGACATATTTTGGTTTCAGATGAAGGGTATTTATTATGTCAACCAAACAATAGAATTTTTTGGAAAGACTCAAATTGGGTTACAACCGAATTCCCACTTAAAAGAGAAGAAATAAAAGTGGACAATAATTTAGTGTCAGTTGAAACTAGTTCAGATAGGTGGGTTTCAGATAATTCGAATTCATTTTATTACGATATAAATGAAATTGAATAGTTCCATATTTATATGATATGGCAAATGGAAAAACATATGGTGTAACTTTTCCTTTCAGAGATTCATTTGATGGAAAATATTTAGACCTTTCAGATTATGAAGATGAAGAAATTAGAAGTAGTTTAATCCATCTTCTGTTGACAAGAAAAGGTAGTAGATATTTCTTACCTGATTTTGGGACAAGGTTATATGAATTTATATTTGAACCACTTGATGGACCAACATTTAATCAAATAGAAGCTGAAATACGAGATTCTGTAAGTACCTATATTCCTAATTTGCAAGTTAATAATATATCCGTATACCCTGCAACTGATGATGAACCAGTTAATGGTAACACTGATGTTAAAACTTTTGATATGCCCGGCAGGTCAACAGTTGAGTACACAGCTAAAGTTAGAATTGATTACACTATAACTAACAATGTATTTAATTCTAGTGACTTTATAATTATAAATTTATAAGAACATGGCAAACAAACAAATATCTTATACAACAAGAGACTTCCAAGGAATAAGAGCGGAACTTATAAATTTTACAAAAACCTATTATCCTGAACTAGTTGCAAACTTTAATGACGCGGCTATTTTTAGTGTATTCATGGATTTAAACGCTGCCGTAACAGACAATTTACATTTTCACATTGACCGAAGTCTCCAAGAAACTGTATTACAGTATGCTCAACAAAGGTCATCAGTTTTCAATATTGCAAGAACTTATGGATTAAAAGTACCAGGACAGAGACCATCAGTTGCACTATGTGAATTCTCAATTGTTGTTCCTGTATTTGGAGATAAAGAAGATATTAGATATTGTGGTATACTCAGGAGAGGAAGTCAAGTACAAGGAGCAGGTCAAATTTTTGAATTAATTAATGATATTGATTTTGCTTCAGAATATAACGCAGAAGGATTTCCTAATAAAAAGAAAATACCAAATTTTGATGCCAATAATCAGTTGATAAGTTATACTATTATTAAAAGAGAGGCGGTTGTTAATGGTATTACAAAAGTTTTTAGAAAAACAATTACAGATGCGGAGTCAAGACCATTCTATGAGATATTTTTACCTGAAAAAAATGTTTTGGGTGTAACAAGTGTTCTATTAAAGGACGGTACAAATTACACTAATGTTCCAACCGTACAAGAGTTTTTGGGAACGGCAAATAGATGGTATGAAGTACAAGCTCTTGCTGAGGATAGAATTTTTACTGAAGACCCCACCAAACCTTCAGATACTCC